GTACCATTGTTGGTTATGAACGCGATGAAAAGATATTAATTCTTTCTAGCGACAAAGATTTTGTTCAGCTTCACGCGTATGACAATGTTGAACAGTATAGCCCTGTACTCAAGAAGTTCGTACGACATGAAAATCCAAAGCTGTATTTAAGAGAACACATAATTAAAGGTGATCGTAGTGACGGTATACCCAATATAATGTCAGCTGACGGTGTGTTTGTTAACGGTGGGCGTCAGAAGCCTATTCGTAGGAATATGATATCAGAGCTTGCAAGTGTAGATATTGATCATGTTAAGAAAGTGATCTCTTCAGAAAAGACGAACACAAGCGTAACTGGTTGAGAAACAGACAGCTTGTTGATCTTAGAATGATTCCAAATGAACTACGAAATAAAATTGAACGCACGTTTGCTGATTATGATATAAATGATAGAAGTAAGTTATTTAACTACTTCGTACAAAATAAGTTGAACAACTTAATGGAGAACATAAATGAGTTTTAACATGAGTGTATACGAAATGTTAGAAGCAGTAGACAAAGAAAAAGCTAAAGCAAAAAAAGTTTTGTTACTGCAACAATATTCGAAAGAATCCCAAGCACTCAAGATTGTCATAGAGCTTGCATACGACAAAGCATGGCAATGGCTGCTTCCAGAAGGTAATCCCCCATACAACCCTTCACCAAAGGAGGCAGACCTTCAACACGTGTTGAAAGCTGATGCACGTCGTCTTCAGTACTTTGTCAACACGCCCCAAGGCAATGCAATGAAACCTCTTAGACGTGAGACGATGTTTATTGAATTCCTTGAAGCTGTCGATCCTCTTGATGCTAAACTTCTATTGGCTGCCAAGTCCAAGAAGCTACCATTCAAGTCTGTTACTAAGAAACTTGTTACGGAGGCTTTCCCAGAAGAAACGAAAGGCTGGTCATGAGCAGAGCATTTGTAATTGGAAATGGAAAGTCACGTGAAGGTTTTGATCTCGAGCAATTGAAGCCTTATGGTAAGATCTATGGCTGTAACGCTCTTTACAGAGACTTTGAGCCTGACTATCTTGTTGCTATAGATGACAAGATAACCGAAGAGATTGAAGCCAGTGACTTTCCATCGGAAAAATTTATTCACCCTGAGTTTGAAGAGCAATGGGAGCATCCTGAGTTTAATCCTTTTACAAGATTGAGATCGAATGCTGGAATGAATGCTATGATCGAAGCTCTCCGCCATGGTCACAGAGAGATTATCTGTCTTGGCTTTGACTTTATAATCTTGAACGAGCTTGGTACGAGCAATATGTATGAAGGTACAAATGCTTATGGACCTGAGACAAAAACGTCATTGCAAGATGGTCTTAGGAGAGCCAAGTACCTTGATTGGTTTGCAAAAAAGAATCATGTAGCTCAGTATAGGCTTTTACTGCCACGAGTTGAAAACTTACAAATACACAGATTTACAACACCAAATATTCGTGGAATGTTTATTGATGAACTGATGGATTACCTAAATAGTAGTGGTGTATAAGGAGAATTATGCCAACCTACACATTTCATAACAAAGACACTGATGAAGTATGGGACGAACTTTGTTCCATTTCAGAAAGATCTGCCTTCCTAGAAGCCAATCCTCACATTGAAACACTGATTATGGAGGCACCTGCATTGGTCGCTTCAAAATATTCCAGTGGTCCAAAAAACGATGATGGCTGGAATGAAAATCTCGCTCGTATAGCTGAAGCCCACCCTAATAGCAATCTTGCTGACAGGTATGGTTCTAAGTCAATTAAGCAATCTAAGAATAGGGATATCATTAAGAAGTGGAGGGCGCAAACTGGTAGTCCATAGGAGACAAAAATGAGTAATCTTGCTGTCGAATATCTTGAAGATTATTATAATGCCAAAAATGAAAAAGATATATTTAAATATAATAGAAAGAGAAAAAGGAGAAACCAGGCTAAAAAACAATTGTTAGAATTGCATGACATAAAACCAATGACTGCAAACCAGCATAAAGTGTTTGCATCTTATGACAACGGTAACAATATACTCCTACATGGTGTTGCCGGTACAGGTAAAACTTTCCTTTCGTTATATCTTGCTCTCGAGGATGTGATGAGTAAGAGAGACAGAAAAGAGAAAGTGGTAATTGTCAGATCTGTAGTTCCAACAAGAGACATGGGTTTCCTCCCAGGTAAAGAATCAGAAAAGACAGCAGTATACGAACAACCATACAAAACTATATGTTCCGAGATAGCTAATAGAGGAGATGCATATGATGTCCTCAAAGGCAAAGGAATCATTCAATTCATTTCAACATCATATATAAGAGGAACAACTTTAGACGACGCTATTGTAATAGTTGATGAGTGTCAAAACATGACGTTTCATGAACTTGACAGTATAATTACAAGGGTTGGAGTAAACACAAGAATAATGTTCTGCGGTGACTTCAGACAAACAGATCTTAACAAACCTCATGAAAAGTCGGGAATCAAAGAGTTTATGTCAATTATTAACGACATGTACTACTTTGACAATGTTGAATTTGACTTCGAAGATATTGTAAGGTCAAGCCTTGTGAAAGATTACATCATAGCTAAAGAAAGATATAATGAAGTTCACCCACTACAATCCATATAACATACCTAAACTCACAAGAGTAACAGAAAACGGAAAGCGGTACTATCTTACACCAGATGGTAAGAAGTACCCTTCCGTTACTACTGTTGCTGGTATCTTTGCGAAAGAAAAGATAATCCAATGGAGGAAGAGAGTAGGTAAAGAACAGGCTACCAAGATAACTACGCAAGCATCAGTTAGAGGTACAGCTGTTCATAAGTTATGTGAAGACTACATTAACAATGTAGAAGATTACACAAAAGGACAGATGCCGGTTAATGTTGATTCGTTCAACAGTATAAAACCTATCATCGACTCGAGTATCAACAATGTCGTGATGCAAGAGTGTCCACTCTACTCACACTACCTCAAAGTAGCTGGCACCGTTGATTGTATAGCAGAATGGAATGGTAAGCTATCTATTATAGACTTTAAGACATCACGCAAGCCTAAGAAGCTAGAGTGGATTGATAACTATTTTATGCAGACAGCAGCCTATGCAGTAATGTTTGAAGAGCTAACAGAGAAACCAATAACAGACTTGGTCATATTGATTTCAGTTGACAATGAGGAGCCTCAGATATTCACACAGAAGCGGGATGAATGGATATCAAAGTTTATGGAAGCAAGGGGTGAGTTTAAGAACCGGTATGGTTACTAAAATGGGTTAAAGAGTCTTCCTCTTCTAAACCCTTCTGGTATCTCACCATAACATCTTTTCTCTTCACCTGTTGTACGATTATGAATCCAAAACCACCCGCCTCTGTTGTTATTGTTTATAGATTTTTGTTTTCTTGTTTCTTCTGAATCTTTGTAGTTCTTTTTACCATGTACATGGTACTTGTAATAAAATTTGAGTTTTTCTGATTTTGCGCGACGTACAGTTTGAGAATCCAATACTCCATATCTACCGTTCTTATCACCGGAAACACCCTTAGATATTTTCCGTCTAACTTCTTCAGTGAGCTTCCGTTTTTTTCTGTTTTTCTTCTTAATCTTTACTACGTATCTTTTATCAACATGTTCTTCACATTCATTGATAATCTCGCACTTATATGTTCTGATGTATGTCTCTGAACGTGCAACTAAAGATTCCAGGGTGTGGTTAGCTTCTAAGAGTTCAAACCCACGTTCACTGTGTTTCTCTTGTGTTAACACAAGATTTTTAGATATGTTGTTGTAATAAAGATAAAACATTGATTTTAAAGGATTCTTAATTCGTTGATTTTGTTGGTTTTTTTAAAATAATTGTAACCCATTGATATTTAACGGTATTTAAAGTTGATCTTATGATTTATACCTACTACAATAATATAAGAATAGAGAAATACATATGAAAATAAACTTTACAAACCGTGTAAATAAAGAATTACGTAAGAAGCTGTCTTGTGCAGCTCATTTCTACGCTGACAAGCTTGGTATTGATAAGAAGCTTCAGAATAGAATAACTATAAATTTATATATTAGAAAGAGCGCAGAGAAAGGCTCATGTGAAGTACCGTTAAGTGCTAAAAAACCTCGAGTGTTTGATATTATCTTATGTTATGTACAAGACGAAGGTATATCAATATTCCAGACTCTGGCTCATGAAATGGTTCACCTTAAGCAGTTCGCATTAGGTGAGCTTCGTATGATGTCCCGCTGTAACAAGTGGCACGGCAAGGTGTGGTCGCAAAAAGCTGATGAACTTGATGATTATTATGATTCTCCATGGGAGATCGAGGCTTTTGGTAGGGAAGAAAGTCTGTATTTGCGATTGCTCCTAGAGTATGAAAATAAAATTGATTTTATATAGGTGTATACATGTCAAAAGATGTTCGAGATTTTTTGAAGTCTCTTCTAAATCCAGAAAAATTTGGCCACGCAGTTACAGCAGAAGTACGTGATGAGGCTCGTGTGCTCTTGGGGTGGGACAAAGTAGAAACAGTAGCGAATAATAACGCTAAAGTAGGTTTCCAGCTAG